AGGTATTAGTCTTTTATCTCCATTAGGTATCAATTCATTTGCAGGTAATCAAGGAGATACAAATACACAGGTTTTAAAATACCCTTTTGTAGATTGGACAGGTAGTATATCCTTAACTTCTCCTACTACTACTATACCTGATGGTACACCTTTTTTAAGTAAGCTAGAAGATGCTTTTAGACCTTTTGTTAATTGCAAGTATTTATTTGATAATATAATGAGAGATGCAGGATTTACTTATGAATCTGATTTTTTAAATTCTAGTAAATTTACAAAGTTGTTTATGGACTTTAACTTTACTGGAGAAGTTCCTAGTGATACTAAGTTAGGTCGTTATGGATTTGAGTCAGGGATTACAAGTTTACAATCTACAACATCATATCAAAATATACCATTAACTTACAATGAGTTTACTACAGATATGGGTTGGAATAATACTACTCATAAATTTGTAGGAGTTAATTCTAACGTAAACTATCAAATAGATTACTATATATTATTTAAGGCATTAGCTAATAATACATTAGATTTTAGAATAGTAAAAAAAGATAGTGGAGGTACTATTTTAAATACTTTATATTCTACAAGTGTATCAAGCACAACAGGTAATGTAACTGTATTACAAAGTTCTATATACTTTTCATTAAATGCTAATGATACTTTAGAATTTCAATTTAAAAGTTCATCTTCAGCAGGATTTGAGTTATTTCAAAATGCAGGACAAGGTTCTACATTTAACGTAACAATAGGAATAACATCAGTTATTAATTCAACACTATTAAACACACAAAGAGGAGAACTTAGTCAATGGGATTTTGTTAAAGGTATATTTAATATGTTTAATCTTATTACAATAGCAGATAAAGACAATGCTAATAATTTAACTATAGAACCTTACGCAGATGTATTTATAGTTAATACGGCAGGAACTAATTTAGCATCAAGAAGTATAAAGTATGACTGGACAGAAAAAGTAGATGCTACACAGATTAAACTAACTCCTATTGAGTTAAAGAAAAAAACCACATTTAAATATGAAGAAGATAACGAAGATTATCCTTTCACTTTGTATAAAAATGGTACTGGTGGTACTCTATATGGTAGCAAAGTATTTAATGCTATTAATATATTTGGCTTTACATTATTATCAGAAGAAGAAGAAATAATAGCAAGTCCTTTTGCTGCTACTTTAGTAAAACCTTTATATGATAGATTCCCTGATTTTATAGTACCTGCAATATACTCATCTAATGACGACCAAACGGAATTTGAAGGATTTGATAATGCACCTAGAATACTATATGACAATGGTAAAGTAGATTCTAATACTACTTACTATATACCTGAACAAAATAGTTTATCGAGTGAACAACAAGCATATTTTGGACAGTTTACTCATTTATCAGAAGTAAATCCAACAACATCAACTACGGAAGATTATAATTTTGAATCATTACAACTTATAAATCCTGTAGGCATACCATTTACTCCAGTTAATAATTTATATAACACATATTATGCACCTTATTATAATGAGTTGTACAATGCAGATACAAGAATAATGACATTAAAGGTAAATCTTAATGCAGCAGATATTAATAGGTTTAATTTTAATGATAAAGTAATGATACAAAACAGAGAGTACAGAGTTAATAAAATAGATTATAAACCTAGCGACTTATCTACAGTTGAATTTATATTAATAGGATAATGAATTATAAGAACGGATATAGTATAAAACCAAAGCATATAACTCAAACAGGAGAGGTTATATTCACAGATGGTACAAATGAAGTAAGAGCAAATCAAATAACTTGCCAAGATTACGGATATACCTACAATGAATCTACAGGAACTTGTAGTGCATTTAAGTATAATACTAAAATAAACAATACATCAGATAATGTACATAATATAATAAAAGGTAATTTAAATACTACAAATTTAGGTACAGAAAACTCTTTTTTATTAGGTGCAGATAATAAATCAGAAGGGGATAATCTTAATGTAATGATTACAGGTAGTAAAAATGTAGTAGATAAAGATTTAAAAAACACAAGTATAATATCAGGTACATTTGGACAAGCTAAAAATCAAGGCGAAGTATTAATGGCAGGAGGTGGCTTTGGTAATACCTTAGCTTTAGCACAGACTTTTTTTGTACAACAATCAGGAATAACTACAGACGATACAGAAACATCTTTATACACTCAGTATATTACAAATAAATTTATAGAAAAAGTAGGTAATTCTGTAATAGGATTTGAAGCAAATGTAATAGGTATTAATTATGGTGGAGAAGGAGAGGTTGGAGAGTATGGTTATGTTCAAGTTACAGGTGCAGTTACTTTTACTAATGGCTTGGCTTCAACTTATCATCAATCAACTACACATATTGTTCAGTCAGGACATAGTGGAATGAATATAACGGCAGTAATGAAAGATGCAACGGCTACTTCTTTTGGTGTAGCAGTAACAGGACTAACAGAAACTAGAATACAATGGACGGCAGAGGTAAAGCTATGGCAAAATAAATTAACACAAACTTTTTAAAATTATGGCAACAGAAGTAATAAATGCAAAGGTAAACACTAACATAGGAGAAGTTTCTAAAGATGCTAAAGGTTTAGCTAGTGAGTTTAAGGTAATGGGTGTATCTTTAAATGACGTTAAAAGAGGTATGCAATCTGTAGGACTAGCTGCAAAGAAATCATTTGCAACTATAAGAGCAGGTATAATGTCTACAGGTATTGGTGCTTTAGTAATAGCAGTAGCATCGTTAGTATCATTTTTTACAAATACTAAAAGAGGTGCAGATGCTTTAAGTCAAGCATTTACTGGACTAGGTGCAGTTGTAGATGTGCTTACTGATAGAATGTCTAAAGTAGGAGAAACTTTATTTAATATATTTAACCAACCATTGTTAAAAACATTAAAAGATGTTAAGGGTGCTTTTACTGGTATTACTGATGAGGTTAGTAAAGAAGTTACTGCTATGGTAGAACTTAAAAAGAGAACGCAAGAATTAAGAGATGCCGATAATGAGTTTATGGTGCAAAAAGCTAATACAAGACGAGAGATTGAGAAAGCTAGATTAATTGCAGAGGATGAAACTAAGTCAGCAGAAGAAAGATTAGAAAATTTAGAAAAAGCACTAGAGTTAGAAGCTGAAACTACTGAAAAAGAAGTAGCATTAGCACAAGAGAGAATGAAAATAAAAGAGGAGGAGATGAAACTCTCAGAAAACTCTGCTGAAGATGAAAGAGAACTTGCACAACTAAGAGCAAGGGTTATAGAAACGGAAACTGCTTCTGTTAGGATGCGTAGACGAGTTGTTACTGAGGTAAACAGTTTGGAAAGAGAAATCCATACTGAAAGGATGCAAAGATTAAACGATTTAAAGGCAGCAGACCAAGAGAGAATGGGTACACTCACAAAAATGCCAAAACTAGCAGAGAAGTCAGCAAAAGGCGTTCAGAAGGCAGACAATACTGTTTTAGATAACTATTTAGCAGGTAATGAATTAAGAAAGTTGTCTGATGAAGAGGTTGCAAAAGCAAAAATAAGCAGTTATTCACAAATGATGAGTGCAATAAGTAATTTTGCAGGAGAAAGCAAAGAATTAGCTGTAGCAAGTGCAGTTATGAGTACATACGAGGGTGCTAACGCAGTATTTACAGATAAAACCTTACCTACAGTAGCTAAGTTCCCTATGGCAGCAGCAGTTATTATCAATGGACTAGCAAATGTAAAGAGAATACTATCTACAGACGTTCCTGGTGGAGGAGGAGGAGGTGGTAATGCACCTGGAGATACTGGTACACCTGCACCTGAGATGCTTAGTGGACGTTTTACATTAGATGGTGGAGAAGAAGCACAACCAGTACAAGCATACGTTGTTACAGATGATATGACTAACAATCAAAACAAGTTAGCTAATATCCGTAGAAGGGCTACTATTTAAAAATCAAATAAATTAATAAATAATCTATTATATATTATGAAAAGAATACCAACTAAAATTATAGAATTAGTTATATCTGATGAAAGTGAAGAACTAACTATAGATGCTATCAGTTTAGTAACTTCTCCTGCTATTGAGCAAGATTTTGTGTTTATGGGTAAAGAAAAGAATAATTTAACACTAGCTAAGATAGATGAGGAGAAAAGAATGTTAGTTAGTCCTGCATTAATACCAAATAAACAAATATTTAGGTATGATGCTAATACTGATTCTAATTATTATGTATATTTCTCTAAAGATACTGTTAGACAGGCTAGTGAGTTATATTTAAAGCATAATAATCATCATAAAGCTACATATCAACACGAAGATAGGGTATCAGGTGTTTTAACTGTAGAAAGTTGGATAAAAGAGGGCGAACAAGACAAGTCTAAATTATTTGGCTTTAATTTACCTGATGGTACTTGGTTTGTAAAGATGAAGATTGAAAATGATGAGATTTGGAATAAAATTAAAGACGGAGAACTTAAAGGTCTTAGTATAGAAGGATTTTTTGTAAATAAATTTGAGAAAATGCAAAAGCAACCAACTGACGAAGAAATACTATCGGCTTTAAATGAAATTATACAAAATCAAACAAACAATAAATAATTCTATTATATAAAAAAAAGACAAATGGATTTAAAACAACAAATATTAGTAGCACTTGGTCTTGACAAGCAAGAAGAAAGTGTTAATCTTGAGTTCCAGGCTAAATTAGAAGACGGGACGATTATAGTTTCTACTGCTGAATCATTAGAAGCAGGAGTGGATGTAGCAGTTCTTACAGAAGATGGTACAACTATTTTATTACCTGTTGGAGAATATAAGACTGAGGATGGTCAAGGATTTTCTGTTGAAGTTGAGGGTGTTGTAGCTGAAATCTACGAAGAAGAAGTAGAGGAAGAAACAACAGAAGAAACTCCAGTAGAAGAAGAAGCATCTAAGGAAGATATGGAAGAAGAAACTATTGAAGAAACTGAAGCAGTAGAATTTGATTCAGTAGCTTTTATGGATGAAGTTAAGTCCGTAGTAGTTGATTTAATGAGTAATGTAAATACTGAGATAGAAACATTAAAATCTGAGTTAGCATCTCTTAAATCAGACAATGAAGAATTATCTTCAGAAAAAGAAAAACTATCTGCACAAGTAGTAGAGTTATCAAACGAACCTGCTGCTAAACCTGTAGATACAAACAAATTTAGTGCTTTAGGTAGAGAAACTACACAAAGAGATTTATCTAAAATGACTAAAAGACAAAGAATTTTATATAACATAACAAATAAATAATAATTTAAAAAAAAAAAATTATGCCGTTCACAGGACAACCGACAATTACGTCAAATTACGCAGGAAAAGCATTTGGAGAATATATCTCTGCTGCTTTAAAAGAAGCTAAATCTTTAGAGGGTTTAACTGTCTTAGAAAATATTAAATATAAAGAAAATATCAGAAAAATGGATGGGGCATCTTTAGTTACAGATGCTGGATGTTCTTTTGTTTCAGCAGGTACATTAACAATGACCGAAGCAGTTCTTGAGCCAAAGAATATGCAAATTAACCTTGACATTTGTAAGGGAAAATTGTTATCAGGGTGGGAAGCCGAAGAAATGAAAGCAGGTTCTTTTAATAGAACTGCACCAACTTTTGACCAATATGTATTATCATACTTTGGAGAAATTATTGCTGATTCAGTAGAAGGTTCTATATGGACTGGTGCTGATGCAAATAATGGAGAATTTGAGGGCTTTTTAACGGCTACAACAGGTGCTTTTGCAGTAAACGGAAACGTTGTAAGTAGCACAGCGTCAGGGGCTTACGATGCTTCTAACATTATAGCTAACCTACAGACTTTAGTTGCAGATATTCCTGCTAACGTATATGGTAGAGATGATTTAAGAATCTATATGAATATGAAAACTTACAGATTCTATATTTCAGCTATCTCTACATTAGGATATGTTAATGCTTACAATATGAACGGAGATTACGTTCCAGTATTTGAAGGTATCACAATCCAACCTTGTCCAGGTATGCCAGACAATAAAATGGTTGCTGCTGAAACTCCTAACTTATTTTTTGGTTGTGATTTGATTTCCGATATGGGTGCTTCTATAAAAATGCTTGATATGTCA